GTTAGATCCATCACTTCCACGATCTTGCCATCGATCGCGGTGACCCGCAAAAGAGTGCTCTCAAACTCTGTTAAAAAAACCAATTCAAACACACTACCCTCCACCCGTTACAAACAAGCCCGCATAAGTGGCGTTACATACCCTACACCCTTATAAAGGGTGTGTAGGGGGTGTAACGGACACACTTATTTTCGCCCCCTAGCGTTACACCCCTATTTTCAAGGTATGTAACGCGCCTCCTAAACCGTTGATTTTACTGGATTTCGCTGTTACAAGGGGTGTAACGCAAGGTATGTAACGCTGTAACAGTTTGCGTTACACCCCCTATTTTTCAAGCACCCTCAAAATGGCCTCAAATTCAGGGTCTGTAACGGCCAAATTTGACTCTCCCATCGGCTCAATAATGCCCTCTTTTTCGAGCCCTGCGATGCACCTTGCGAGCCTCTGTCTGACCGTCCCAGGTTTGGTTCCTTGAGAGTGCGCCTGCATATAATCGAGGAACGCAGAGCGACTTAAAACTACCTTTCCTTGCTGGAAATCTCCGACCGCTAACCAGGCCTTTTCAAACATTTTTCTGAAGTCGACGATCTTCTCTTTGTGTGCCTTTTCGTTGCCATTGAGTGGTGCATCAGCGAGCTCTAAAACGGTACTGGTTAGCTCCTCACCATCCTCATCATACTCACCCAAGCCGACCCGTTTGAACGCAAAATGCTTGGTCCCAAACACTTCACCATCTACCTCTTTGGTGTTAGCGAGAGAGACTTCAACCTTGAACGTATCGCCGTCCTCAATCTTTTTAACCATGATATCCATATCTGTGCTGGCGCCGAATGAGCTGGATCCTCGGCCACGGTCATCGTTGCCGTGACCAATATGGTGGAGCACAACAATCGCAGGACCGCCTAGAATGTGGCGAAGCTTGTCACAGCTATCAACGAACACACCAACGTCTTTTGCGCTGTTCTCCTCTAGCCCTACAGCCGATCGGGCGAAGGTATCGATTATCAGCACATCTGGATTACCGAACCCCATTGACTGGAGATCCTCGACCACGCTATCAACGTCAACTGGGTCGCCCATTTTGATAATGTGCTCGGTCACTAGCATGTTCTGGCAGTAAGCAAATGTCTTGTGGATGTGCCACGCCTTCATCCTGGAGCGCAAACCCCTGGCACCCTCCCCGGTCATGTAAACAACCTTGTGCGGCTTCTTCACCTTCATCCCGGCGTAATCAACACCGTGAGCCATGCACAAAGCCATATCTACTGCTGTGTAGGATTTACCTCCCTTGTGCTTACCGACCATAAACACCAGCGTGTCGCGCTCTAGAAAGTGCTTTGCGATCCATTGTGGTTTATAGCTCTGGTCGCAGAACTGCTCCATGGTCTTAAATCGATCGGTCACAACCTTGCGATTAATCAGCAAGCTCAGGTCATTACCTGCGTTGTGCCAGTCGTTAGCGTCCATCCCAACCTCTGGGATCTCAACTACCCGGCATCTGGCCGCGTGCGCGGCGATCCTGGCCTTCTCTATGCCAACGCCGTGCGCGTCATTATCGGCCACCACGCAGATATCACCTGCGTAACTCTTGCGTACCATCTCGGCGATGTTTGGCAGGTTGCCAGCGTTGAACGCAACGAAGCACGGCTGACCGGTTTGCTCATGAATAGTAGCCGCGGTCGCGTACCCCTCAGCAATAAAAACACTTTGGGTACTATCATCGACAGAGCCGAGAAAAAAGAAGCCGCACTTTGTCTTGCCGCCAGGGTGAAATTGCTTGTCGCCGCTGCTTTTAATGTACTGCAGACTAACAACACCGCCGCCCTCTTCAAGCACTGGCACAATTAGTCTACCGTCACCGGTCACTTTTAGACCGTGGTTTTTGACCTGCTTGCGCTCAAGGTACTCATGTTCGTCCTTGGCATCCAGGGCGCTCTCCCAGATGGACTGTGTTGTGTCGGCCGCTAACTCAGCCTTCCTGTTCCTAGCTTTTTCTGAAGCTTCCTTTATCTGCTTAACGCGGTTTGCGTGCTCTATTTGCTCGGCTGTGGTTAGTTCACGCCCAATATCTTCGCGCCAGTTGATGGTGGAGCCGTCCTTCCAATCACCATACGCGCCGGCATGTATACGGCCAGGATAGGCAACGTACCAGCCAGATTTGTTCTTACCGAACCGGTGAATCTCGCCATCAAATATAATGCTTGTAGGTGGGGTGTAGCCTTGGTTCTTTATGTCCTGTATCAGCTGCAGCTCAGGTGGATCTTGTAGTTGTTTCTCGAGGACCGGTAGCGGACCTCCGAATATATCAGAGATGTTACCCATCGATTTTCTCCATAAATGGTTGAACTATGGCAAATCTTTTTATGGCTGCGATCTCGTGATCGCGGAACGGCCGGCCCTGGTTAACTGAGCGGTACAGATCCATGTATTGCATGTCGCACTGTCTAGCGATTAGTGCAATAGGATAGCCTTGCTTTATTAGCGTTTCGACAATCTCTCTTATAGCCATTTTCATCTCCTCTGATTGATTTAAAATAATTTTAAACTTAGCTTGCATTCATTGTAAAGTTGTTTTACATTTAACTTATCGCAGCAAATTGCACAGGGCAGACCGCTGAATTGGAGATACAAAATGGCTACATATAATTGCATCAAGTGTAACGGTAAGGGAGCTATACAGGCATTCTCGCATGTGATTGGCGGCGTATGCTTTGCTTGTAACGGCACTGGAAAGGTCGAGCAAAAGTCAGCTCCGAAGCAGTCACAATCTTATGTGTTCTCATTCCTTTGGGCTGACCCTTCTGACTGCAACTATAAAGGTGGTGATTTTTGTAGATGCTTTACAAAAAAAGCCAGATCGCTAAACGCTGCAAAAAAAATTGCAGAGCAGGCGATCTCTAAAAACGGCGCGTCTGATTACAAAATTGAGCTGGAGGAACACTAATGGAAATCAAATCAACTAAAAACCTGCACACCAACGGCGTCAAGCTGCTGGTGTACGGACAGGCCGGGGCTGGTAAAACCAGCCTGATTGGAACACTTCCAAAACCGATCGTGCTTAGCGCTGAAGGTGGCCTGCTGTCACTGTCCAAGCTAGATGTTCCTTATATTGAGGTTAAAGACATGGATACGCTAAACGAGGCGTACCAATGGCTTACAGAGTCTGAAGACGCCAAGGCGTATGACTCAATTGCGCTGGACTCAATCTCAGAGATCGCTGAGGTTGTGCTCAGCACTGAGAAGAAACGCAGCAAAGACCCGCGTCAGGCGTACGGTGCTTTGCAGGAAATTATAGGCGACTTAATCCGGGCCTTCCGAGATATTCAAGGCAAGCATGTGTACTTCTCAGCCAAATTAGAGAAGCAGGCCGATGAGCTAGGCCGCATCCTTTACTGGCCGTCTATGCCAGGCAACAAGACTGGCCAGCAGCTCCCTTATTACTTCGATGAGGTTCTAGCCTTACGGGTAGAGAAAGATGCCGAGGGGCAGACACAGCGCGCATTGATGTGCGACTCGGATGGCTTATGGACCGCTAAGGACCGTTCAGGTTGTCTCGACGCGTGGGAGTCCGCCGACCTGGGTGCAATTATTAAAAAGATTGGGGGTGAGTAATGAGCATATACGCCGAATGGCTTCACGCCAAAAACCAGGAGAAGTTAGCGGTTGAACGCCGCCGTCAAATTGAGGACGAGATCCTTGCATCTGACCTGGCGCCTGATTTTCATGAAGGTACGTTCAAGTTTGGAGATGAAGGGTACGCAGTTACTTTGACATACCGCATGAATAAGAAAATAGACGCTGACCTAGTTCAGGAGATAGCGGCAGAGCACGGCATTAGTAACCGCCTTGGCGAGTTGTTTCGATGGAAGCCAGAGATCAACAAAAAAGTCTGGGACGCTACGTCACCAGAGATCACTAAACTGCTAGACCAAGCAATCACAACCTCGATGGGTCGCCCATCATTCAAAATAGAACAGGAGGCCGAATAATGGCTACTTTAGGATTTTCTTTAGACACCACGCAAATCGAAGACAGCTCAAACGATTTTGAGCCGATCCCCGCTGGTTCATATCAGGCAACCGTAACGGGTGCTGACTTGCTAGATACAAAGGCTGGCGGTCGCCGCGTTAATGTACGCTTCGACATCGTAGGTCCAACTCACCAGGGTCGAGTGCTGTTTAACAATTACAACATTGTTAACGCTAACCCAAAAGCTGAAGCAATTGGCCGTGAGCAGTTGGCTTTGCTGGGGAAGATAAACGGAGTGCAGCATGTGACCGACACAGATCAGGTGATTGGCGCCAATGTGGAGATCAAGGTTGGCATCCGGGACGCCGGCGAGTACGGCATGCAGAACGAGATCAAGGCAGTGAAGGCGTCGAACTCGACGGCATCTGCCGCGGCACCTGCGCAACCTGCGGCGTCTGCTCCTGCGGTTTCCGCTCCGCCCTGGGCTAAAAAATAAAGGAGAGGGGCTTCGGCCCCTATTTATTTATGACAAAGATACCAGAACCGAAACACAGCATAGCCGCTGCAATAGATAAGGCGCATGAAGATCGCCAAGAGCTACCGCGCCACCATATGGGGTGTAGCGTAATTGGTCACAAGTGCGAGCGATATCTATGGCTCAGTTTTCGATGGGCCTTTTATCCTAAGTTTCCCGGCAGAGTTCTGCGTCTGTTTAGGCGCGGACAGCTTGAGGAGTCGACTATTGTGTCTGACCTTCGCGCCATTGGATGTAATGTAATTGCAGAAGAGAACGGCGAGCAAATCCGCGTAGAC